TTTCGAATTAACGCTAGGCGCAACGCTAAATCAAGTTTAACTGGTGAGGTAAATGAGTTTAATGGTGAACGCAAAGGGCTTGGCCGAGGCCACGGGATTCACCAAAGCCCGGATTTCTCAGCTGAAATCAAAGGCAATTATCACCCCAAACGAGCATGGCCTCTATGATCTAGAAGCGGATTCCAAGCGCATTGGCAGACCAGTTGATCTTGGCGGTTTGTCCATGGAAAACCCAGAAGATGGGGATGAGATCAAAGTGATTGACTTTGGCAAGTGGCGAGCCTTCAAGATGAAAGAGGATGCACTGAAGGCCCAAAGAGAGCGGCAAGTTTACGAGCAAGACTTGCTTGATCGTGCCGAGGTCATCCAAGAAATCGGCCAAGCCTTCCATGTTGCCAAGACCAAGTTCCTAACCGTGCCCACTGCAATCAGTGGAATTGTTGCAATTGAAGATGATGCCGCAGTCTGTAAAGAAATCATTGAAGGAAGCATCAGAGAAATTCTTGCAGAACTCTCCAGCCAAGCCTTTAAGTACGGAGCTGTTGGAGATATTCAAGCCACCGCCTAAATTAACAGTTTCACAATGGGCAGATGCAGAGCGGATTCTAAGCCGGGAGAGTTCACCATTTCCGGGCAGATGGCAGACCAAGCGAGCAGAGTACCAGCGGGGGATTATGGACGCATTCAGCGATCCACGGGTGCAACGGGTGGTCTGCATGATGGCCAGCCAGTGTGGGAAGACCGAAATCATCAACAACATTTGCGGCTTCTTTATCGTACACGATCCCAGCCCGATGCTGGTCTTGCAGCCGACTCTGGAGATGGCACGGGCATGGAGCCAAGACAGACTGGCACCACTCATCCAGAACACTCCGGCAATCAGGGATCAGATTGGGAGTCCCAAAGCCAAGGATGGCGACAACACGATAACCCAAAAAATATTTGGGAACGGGGCACGGTTGAGCATTGCAGGATCGAACAGCCCAGCGGGGCTGGCGAGCAGACCAATCCGGATTGTGTTAATGGACGAGATCGACAGAATGCCGATGTCATCCGGAGCAGAAGGAGACCCAATTTCGCTGGCGACTCGGAGGACAGCAAACTTTTTCAATCGGAAAATCTGTCTCGTTTCGACTCCCACGGTCAAAGGCGAATCTCGTATAGAGGCAGCATTTGAAGTCTCAGATCAAAGATATTATCGGGTTTCCTGCCCCAGCTGCGGGATTGGTCAAACGCTAGAATGGAGCCGAGTACGATGGCCGGCGGGTGACCCAGCTGGGGCAGCATACCATTGTGAACAATGCGACCGACCGTGGACAGAAGTTGAACGCAAAAAGTCTTTGCAGTCTGGAGAGTGGGTGGCAACTGGTGACTTTAATGGGACAGCAGGATTCCACTTAAATGGTTTGTACAGCCCTTGGGTTACGATTCCAGAATTGGCACGGCTGTTTCTGGAAAGCAAACACACTGGCCCAGAAGCACTCCGAGTCTTTGTTAATACAGTGCTGGCAGAATCATGGGAAGATGAAGCAGGAGAACAAGTTGAACACCATGATCTGATGCGGAGGTGTGAAGCATATCCATCTGCAATTCCCGATGAAGCAATTGGTGTGCTGTGCGGCTCTGTAGATGTCCAAGCAGATCGGCTAGAGGTGCTGGTCAATGGATATTCCAAAGATGAAATCTGGATTTTGGGCTATCAAATATTCTATGGAAGTCCACAATCAGAAGAACTCTGGCAGAAGCTGGAGGATTATTTGCGGGATGCGTGGTCTCATCCACTGGGAAAGGATTTGAGGATTGCAAGAACATTTGTTGACAGTGGTTATGAAACAGGACAAGTTTACAAATTTGCAAAGAAGCTGGACGGGATGGGAGTCCATGCAATTAAAGGCATTGGAGGAAGCAATCGGGCAGAGGTTGGGCGACCATCAAAGAACAACAGTGCCAAGTGTAATGTTTTCCCGTTGGGAGTGAACACGCTGAAGACTCAAATCATGGGCAGATTGAAGAACCAAGAGCCGGGCACTCCGGGATTTATTCATTTTGGAAGTTTCTTGGATGATGAGTTCTTTCACCAATTGACAGCAGAAAAAATGATTAAGAAATATTCCAAAGGCATTCCCCATCTCGAGTTCAAGCGGATTCGGCCGAGGAATGAGGCACTGGATTTGATGGTTTATAACTTGGCAGCATTCACTTCATTAAATGCAAACATGACAAGGGTGCAGCGCAATCTTTCCGAGGTGAGGAAAACCGCACCCAGAAAAACCATCCGCAACAGCGGTTGGGTTTCTGGGGTGCAGCAGCATAGGAAACGGCATTGAGAAAAGAAATCATCGGAGATGCAACCTTGTATCTGGGCGACTGCCAAGACATTCTGCCCGGATTGGGACAAGTGGATGCGGTGGTTACTGATCCACCTTATGGGATAAAAGCATTTCAACATTGCAACGAAAAAACGAGGATTTCTAAGCAGGTTCTGCATTGGGACAAAAAACCAGCTCAAAAACTATTCAATTTAATTCTAAAGATTTCCGGAAAGCAAATCATCTGGGGAGCAAATAATTATAATCTGCCAGCATCTGAGTATTTTTTTGTCTGGGATAAAATGCAAACTGTTGACAATTTCGCATCTGCAGAGCTGGCATATACAAATATAAAAATGCCTGCAAAGGTCTTTAGAATGCCCTTTCGGTGGATAAACCAAGAAACAAAACATCATCCAACACAAAAGCCGATTGCACTGATGGAGTGGTGTCTCGGTTTCCTGCCCGATTCGGAAACAATTCTTGATCCTTTCATGGGTTCCGGAACAACAGGAGTTGCTGCAATTAACTTAGGGCGCAAGTTTATTGGCATAGAAAAGGAAACAGAATACTTTGAGATTGCTTGCAAGCGGATCAGTGATGCAGAACGGCAAGCTGATTTCTTCCACCAAGGGCACAAGCAAGAACAATTACAACTAGCCTACGCATGAGCAACCTATTTGATGCAACCAATTATCCATCCACAGAGCCGGGGCTGGCCGAGTATGGCAGCCCAATCGTAGCCGGGGATTTCATGCCATGGAAACGGACGGGCATTGAAGATGACTATCCTGCTGCCACTTACTCGGTTGCCTATCAGTTTACAATCAATGGCGCACCAACAGACGGGTATACAGTTGCTGGATCAGTCAGCAACTCTGAATGGATATTCGAAATACCATCTGCAATCAGCGCAGGATACACGCCCGGAATCTACCAGTGGAATCTTTATGTAACGCGCACCAGTGGCTTGGAACGGCTGCGGCTGGATTCTGGTTCATGGGAGGTTGTTTCCAACATCAGGACGGACACCAGTACCGATGTCCAATCCCATGCTCGGAAAGTCTTAACTGCAATTGAGGCAGTCATTGAAGGCAGAGCATCACAGGATCAGATGTCCTATTCTATTGCAGGACGGTCACTGGCAAGAATGCCGATTGAAGACCTGCTCCTGTTCCGGGACAGATACCGAGCAGAGTGGATCAAACAGAAGAGATTGAGCCGAGGACGCAAAGGCAGAGGCAATGCAGGAATAATTTTGAGCCGATTGCAGGGAGGTGGTTAATGTTTTCTTGGTTTAAGAAAAAGCAGATTACAAAACGGAAGCAGTTGCCTCCAGTCAATCTGAACAGAAGAGCATTTGATTCTGCAAAGTTTGACAACATCCTTTCCGGATGGGGTGGTAGCTACAGCAGCGCAGATGATGAATTGCGTTCTGCACTCAAAACTATTCGAGCGCGGGTGCGTAGTCTTTGCCAGAACTCGGAATATGCACGGAAGTTTCTGGCAATGAACAAATCCAATGTGATCGGCCCTCATGGAATTAAATTCCAAGCAAAGACCAGACGGGAAGACGGCTCACTTGATTCGGCAGACAATAATCTTTTGGAAAGGCAGTGGTTTGAATGGGGCATCAATCCGGAAAACGTCACAGTGGATGCCCGGCAGGATTGGGTGGGAGTCCAGCATCAAGTTATGGAGACTCTGGCAAGGGATGGCGAGGTTTTTATTCGACTGGTTAAAGGTGAGCAGGGCAATCCATTTGGATTGGCTCTGTGGATTCTGGAAGGTGATGCGATAAGTGTTGATTATAATGTGTCAAACAGGGACAGCTCGGTAGTGATGGGCATCGAGCAGGATCAGCACGGCAAGCCCTTGGCCTATTACCAGCAGCTCAATCCTCCCTCTCAATTCTCTGGAACTGCAAACTCTACAAATGCAGAGCGAGTGCCAGCAGATGAGATGATCCACTTGTATATCCAAGAGCGTCCGGGACAGAGCCGGGGCATTCCGTGGCTCAATACTGCATTAAGACCCTTGCAAATGTTGAATCAATATCAGGAATCGGAGTTGGTTGCCTCCAGAATTGGCAGCAGCGCAATGGGATTCTTCACCTCTCCAGATTCTGCCGGCTATTCCGGAACTTCCGAAGATGACGAGGGCAATTTAATCACAGAATTTCAGCCGGGACAATTCCAGCAGCTTCCGACTGGGATGGAGTTTCAGAGTTTTGATCCTGCACACCCCACAACTGCCTATCCCGATTTCGTCAAATCAATTCTCCGGTCTGTCTCAAGTGGTGCCCTTGTGAGCTACAACAGCCTCTCTGGTGACTTGGAGTCGGTGAACTACTCAAGTATCAGAGCAGGAGCAAAGGATGAACAGGCACAGTGGCAAAGCCTCCAGCAGATGATAACCAGCAGATTCTGCAATGCTATTTACCAGCAGTGGCTTGTAATGTCGATCACCACTGGTGCCCTGCCCTTGCCAATTTCCAAGCTGCCCAAGTTCAAAGCAGTCAAATGGCATCCGAGAGGCTGGGGCTACGTTGATCCTGAGAAGGAAATGCGGGCAAAGAAACTTGCAATGGAGATCGGAGTCACCAGTCTTTCTGAAATTGCAGGAGAACAGGGCAAAGAATACACCGACATTCTGGCACAGCTCGCAGCAGAGAAATCATTGATTGAAGAGATGGGGCTAAAATTGGGGCCTCCACTTACAGACGAAATTCCACCAGAGACAACTGATGCAGATGGAAACTAAAACAACAGGTTTATATTGCAGGACAGTCCAGCTGGAGCGCAGTGATCTCCAGCCGGAAACACGCAGTCTCTCAATTGCATTCAGCTCCGAGACTCCTGTTGACCGGAACTTTGGAGCAGAGATATTAGACCACAGACCAGAATCAGTGAGACTTGGCCGTCTCAACAATTCTGGGCCTGTTTTGGTCAATCACGACTTGGGCGACCAAGTTGGAGTTGTGGAATCCGCAAGAATTGATCCTGATAAAGTTGGACGCGCAGAAATCCGGTTTGGCAAATCGGAACGTGCAGAAGAGATTTTTAGGGATGTAGAAGATGGAATCCGCACACAGATTTCGGTTGGCTACGCCATCCACAAAATGGAACAAACTGGACAGAATCCTCCAGTCTATCGGGTGACTGATTTCGAACCCTATGAACTTTCAGTCGTAAGTTCTGGAGCAGATCAATCAGTTGGCATTGGACGAGATTCTGAACAGACATTTGAAACTCAAATTATTAAACTTGAAACAAGAGAAAAGAAAATGGAAGAGAAAATTGAAGTAACAGAAGAACTACACAACGCAATGCAAAAAGCACGGGCCGAAGAAATCTCCAGAGTTCGAGAAATCGAATCCTATGGCAGAGAACACAAACAGCCGGAACTTGCAGAACAGTATATCAAAGATGGCAAATCTGCTGGCGAGTTTGCAATTGAAGTCCTGCAACGCTATCAGCAGAAGCCCAAAGACCATGCCGACATTGGATTGACGGCAAAAGAGACTCGTAAATTCTCTTGGATGCGGCTCATTAATCACATGGCAAAGCCCGGAGACGAAAAAGCCCGGCGTGAAGCAGAGTTCGAGATTGATGCGTGTATTGCAGCAGAGAAGCAACAGGGCAGAGCAGCACGGGGCTACATCATTCCAATGGAAGTGCTAAATGATCCACGGATCAAGACTCGCAACACGTCTCGGTACGCCAAGCGTGAACTGCTGGCTGGTTCCGGAGACGGTGCCAATCTGGTGCCGACCATTCTTGATTCCAGTTCCTTTATTGAGTTTCTGGATAATTCTATGGTGACTGTCCGAGCTGGTGCAACGGTATTGCGCAATCTGGATGGCATCATCAAGATTCCACGCAGAGATGCAGCAATCACTGGCGGCTGGCTTGCAGAATCCGAAGCGGCTGCGGACACCACCCCCAGTTTTGATCAAGTCACACTTCAGCTCAAAACTTATGGGCTCAGGGTTGATATGTCCCGACAATTGAGGCTCCAGAGTTCGATGGATGTTGAAAGTCTGATTTCCTCGGAGATTGCTTTGAGTTGCGCCTTGGCACTAGACAAAGCAGCAATGACTGGACCGGGAACAGGGAATGCTCCCACGGGTGTCGGCGTTCAATCTGGTGTGGGGGTGCAAGCACTTGCAACTATCAACCAAATTACTTGGGCAGAAGCGATCGGATTGCAAAGTGATGTTATGACTGCCAATGCGTTCTTTGGAGACTTGGCGTATGCAATCCATCCTGTACTTGCAGGAGATGCCAAATCCCGCAGCCGGGATTCTGGTTCTGGAAGGTATGTCATGGAAAATGGCGAGATTGATGGCTATCCTGCTTACATTTCTGCACAGGTTGCAGATTTGGGAGCGGGTGGTGCCAATAACGCAATTTTTGGTAACTGGAGGGACTGTCTTATCGGGTACTTCTCGAACGGGATTGATGTTCAAATCCATCGTGAGTTTGACGATGGCCGGATTCGGTTGCTGGTGTTTGTTGATGCAGATTGCAACGTTAGACATCCGGGATCATTCAGTCGGACTTCCAATCCATAATGTTGTCCACTAAAAGTGGTGCTGGTCTGGTTTCTGGGGCAGCACCTCAATCCACCAATCAGGGAGTAAATATGTTGATTGATGCAATCCGAGGTTTTGTCTTTGATGGAAGAGATGTCAAGATTGGCGACCAGCTTGAAGTGCCAGAAAAGTTTGGACAGCAGATGATCCAGCTCGGCCGAGCAGCTCCGGCATCTGCCAAGAAAAAAGGCAAGAAGTAAATGGCAGTCGAGTCATCTGCTGATCGGGCTGATTTCCTTGGCATCTCAGATTTTGGCCTTGCTGGGACGTACACGCCCTCCGGGGGGAGTGCGTCCACAGTCAATGGCATCTTTGACAAGCCATCGTCTTCAATTCCATTGGATTCTGGAGAGTTGGACGTTGACTCAAACACGCCAACATTCCTCTGCGAGACTTCTGATGTTAGCAGTGCCGCAGCTGGTGACACCATCAGCATTTCCTCGGTTGGTTATACAGTTGTAGGAGTGCAGGAAGATGGGCAGGGGATGACTAACCTTGTGCTGGAGTTGACTTAATGGCTCACGTCCGGCAACAGATACGAGAAGCCATTGGAACAGCTTGCACTGGTCTTTCTACAACTGGAACAAGAGTGTACCAAGCACGTGTGTATCCATTGGCAACTGCCAATCTGCCCGGCTTGGCCATTTACACAAACAGTGAAACCTCTGAAGAGGCAGAAGTCGGTGGAGCATCCCGGCTGTTGATGCGTCATCTGGAGGTCAAAATTGATGGATACAGCAGAAAAACATCTGGCTTGGATGACGAGCTGGACACCATCACTGCGGAGGTCGAAGTTGCAGTAATGGATGATTCCACTGTGCAAAATCTGGTTACGAATTTGTTTATTTCGGAGACATCTATCAGCTTTGCCAATGAAGGAGACCAACCGATTGGGTGTGCCTCCATGAGTTGGTCTTGTACGTATTATACCGAGGCAAACGATCCTCAAACCTCTAAATCCTAGAAACTATCATGCCTACTGCAATCAGCACCAATGTTCTGAGGCAAAGGGCCGTAACCTCGGTCTTAGTCGATGAATCAACCACTGGCACTTTGAGTGCCGCACCTTCCGGAAGTAACGGAGCAACAGAGCAATCCTTTGCATTCACGGAAGCACCTTCATGGGCGCAAGAAGTGGACACAACCACCTTCAGCGAAACGGGTTCCCAGATCATCACGCAGGATCAAGCAACCAATCGGCTGGATTATGCCAACACCACATTCTCGGTGATGGCAAAACCAAATGGAGTATCGGAGCCAGCCGAGGGTTATATGCTCAAAAAGTTCTTTGGTTCAACAAACATTGATCCAAGTTTTTATGGTTATTACTTCAGCAATCAAGTGGCAGCATTTAGCGCATGGCATTTGATTGATTCGGAGTTCTTGATTGCGGCTGCGGGTGGGATACTCAATGAGCTGTCTGTTAACATCAGCAAAGAAGGCAACCTGATCTACACGTTCAGTGTGTTAGGTACTCGGCTTTACTATGGAGGACAGGCAACAGTTGCAAGTGTCTCAACTAATGACATCACCATTACTGCACCAGACATCAATCTTGCTCCGGGAGCAGATGCAACAAACATCTTTTTCCCAAACGAGCCTGTTGAAGTCTTCAACAATAGTGGTGGTGCATCGAGAGGAACAACGACCGTCTCCAGCATTGCCGGCAATGTTGTTTCTGTTGCAGCAGCTCCGGGATCAACTGATGCAGATGATGTCATGCGAGCGACCCTTTCGGCTGGTGCAGTCTCTGCCTTGTCTCCAATCTCCATGAAAAACTCTGCA